GCGTGCGCGTCTTCAGGCTCACGCGGCTGCCTTTCCGCCCGGCAGGGCCGTGAGCGGCGTCGCCGGCGCCGGCTGCTCCTTGATCGCCTGCTCGAGGTCCTCGACGGGGACCTGATAGCGGCGCGCGAGCTCCTCGATGTTCACGCGCTTGCCGACGCCGGCGAGGACCTCGTTCATCGCCTTCGCGGCTTGCGCCGCGACGTTGATGGCGTTCGCCTCCGCGCCGCGATCCTTCGGCGGAGTGACATCCCACGAGACACGCGTGCGCTTCTCCGCGGCGGCGGCGCCGAAACGTTCGTTCGCCCACACGGGGACCGCCTGCTCGTTCAGCGTGGCGGCGAGCGCGTCGGCGTCGCTCTGGATCAGGTCGCTGCGGATCGTCGAGTGGATCGCGGCGTTCGCGAAGCCGGCGCCGCCCGTCGTCGTGACGAGCTGCCCGGCGATCGTGATGATGATCTCCTCGTTCGCGGTCTTGATCGTCTCCTGGAAGACCTCGTAGCCGCGGCCGTTCGACTCGATGAGCTTCACGTCCCAGCCCTGCGGCAGCCCGAACACGGTGTTCGCGCCCCAGGACATGACCTTCTGGAAGAAGCCGGCTTGCACCTCCGCCGGCGCGCCGAGCGGCGCGATCGCGACGCGTGCGGCGTTCGCGAGCTTCGACGAGTAGTTCTCGCGGAGGTGGAAGGCGTGGTCCTTCGGGATCACGGAGCGTGCGAGCGGACGCCAGAGGCCGTGCGCCCACGGATTCACGACGCCGCCCGGGAGGTGGAGCACCCAGCGCCCGTTGCCCGGGTTCACCGGCTCGAGCCCGCGGATCGTCTGGTAGTACCAGCGGTCTTCGGACGCGCGGTACGAGATGAACTCCGGATCGCGACGGACGAGCACCGGCTTGGCGCCATCGATCTGCACGAACTCGCCGAGGCCGACGCCGGCGAGGTCGCCGTCGCCCGCCATGAGCGCGAGCTCGCTCGTCGGGAACACGGACCGGAAGTCGCTCCGGAGCTCCTCGACGATGCGCTCGTCCTCGCCGGAGAACCGCACGGGGAGCTGCACGAGGCCGAGCGTGCGCGTCGAGAGCACGCCCGTGACGGTGCCGTCGGCGCGGAGCCATCGGCAGAGCCGGCCGCACATGCGGAGATTGCCGTTGTCCGCCTGCGCGATCGCGGCCTCGAGGTCCGTGAGATGCCAGCGCGTCTGCGAGAGCGGCGGGGGCGTGAGCTGCCGCTCCATGCCCTCGGCGAGGCTCGTCCCCATCGGGAGCTCGCGCGGGCCCACGTACGTTCGCACGCGCGTCAGGAGCGACGAGAGGACGCTCATCCGTAGACGCCTCCGCCGTCGTCGCCGCCGCCGCCCATGCCGTCGAGGCCGTACGGATCGATCGCCGCCGGCGTGTACGCCGTGTCCGCGGTCGCGACCGCGCGCTCGCCATCGTTCGGCGGCGCCGCGTGCACGATCGGCTGCCACACGGCGAGGCACACCGCGTCGGCCCGGTCCGGCGAGCGGCCGTCGAGCATCTTCCGGAGCTCGCTCTTCGGCGTCACCTTCAGCTTGCCGTTGACCTGTCCAATCCAGGACGGCGCGTGGAGCTCGCGCTCGAGCCGCGCGTCCGCGGGGATCGCCCCGCCGTCGCGCATCCATTTCGAGAGGTTGCCCCAGAGCTCGTCGCGCACGCGGTCGTAGACGTTCGGCTCGCGCGAGGCGCGGTCGCTCGAGCGGACGCCTACGACGACGAACGCGTGCGGATGCTGGTCGACGAACGCGCGGAGGAGGCCGTAGATGCGAGAGCCGATCGGGCCCTCGCGATCGATGAGGACGACGGGGAGCTGCTCGCGCTCCTGGCGGTGCGAGCGGACGATCTCGACGAGCTCGCGGACGTGCGCCTCCTCGCTCAGCCCGCGCTTCGCGATGAGGTCGACGATCTTCTGGCCGCGACGCACGGCGAAGGCCGACTCGTCGCCCGCGAGCCCTGGGCCGGCCGGGTCGCAGCTCACGTGGAGCGGCCCGTCCGCCGGCGTCTCCTCCCAGCGCTCCTCGGCCTGCATGAGCGCGTGAACGGAGAGGATCTTCCCGTCCTCGTTGAGCGCGAACTCGCCTTTCACGCGGACGCGATAGAGCGGGCTGTCCTCGCCCCACTCGGCGCGCTTCTCGAGCACCCACTCGCGCGTCGCGAGCCCGGGGATGATGTTCTTCCCCTCGATGACGTTCGGCGTCTCTTCGCTCGAGACGTGGATCGCGCGGTAGAACCCCGTCGTCTCCCCGGTGACGGGGTCGACCTTCTCGGCCTTCTCCGTGTGCGAGAGGAAGAACTCGCCCTCCGTCCTCGTCGGGTTCGAGAACATGACGAGGCGCGCGCCGCCGGCGCGATTGCCTTCCATCGCGCTGAAGATCTCGTCCGGGATGCCGGAGGCCTCGTCGGCGATGTAGAGCAGGTTCGCGCCGGAGATCCCGGCGACGGCCTCCGCCTCTCGCGCGGTGAATCCGACGACTTCGCGGAAGTCGTCCGCGCGGAAGCCGCTGCGCGCGAGGGTCGCCATGCGCCCGCCGATCACCGAGGAGTGCGGGCACGGGCGCGGGGCCTGCGTACCGTTGCTCTTGGCGAGCTCGCGACACGAGACGCAGGTCCCGGCCTTCGAGCGCATCTTCGCCATCTCGCGCCAGAGGATCGCGTCGACCTGCCGCGCGGTGACGCTCGTGAACACGGCGCGCGCGTCCTCGAAGCTGCAGTAGAACCAGAGCGCGATGATCCCGGCCGTGTGGCTCTTCGAGACCTTGTGCCCGCTCCGGACTGACACGCGCTTGTGATCGCGGACGGCTTCGAGGATCTCGCGCTGTCGGGACCATGCGCGGACGCCGATGATCTCTTCGGCGAACGCGCACGGGTCGTTCCTGTACTTCTCGCTGGGCCAGCGAATGCCGCTCGTCTCCTCGAGCAGCGCGAGCAGGTCAGCGCGCATCGTCGCGGCGCACGTGGCGCGCGTACGAGCACGCGCACGCGGCGAGCGCGTGACGTCGGCGACGGTCGGCGTCGTCACTCCGCGGCCTCCGCGACGTCGGCGACGGGCCCACGCTCCACGTGCGCGAGCGCCTCGGCGACGGCCCGCGTCGCGTCGGGGAACGGCCGGAGCGCCTCGACGATCGCCGACCGAATGCGCCGATAGTGCGGCGAAGTCGCGACGGTGGTCTCGCTCGCGCCGAGCTCGCCAGTGAGCTGGCCGAGCAGCTTCAGCGGCGCGACGGACGCGCGGAGCACGGCGAGACGGTCGGCGACGCTAGCATCGTCGTCCGCGTTCACGTCGTCGGCGACGCGCTTCAGCGCGACGAGCAGCTCGTGCACGTTCGCGCGTGCCGTCATCGGCTTCGAGACCGGACTGCGCGACGTCGGCGGCGGAGCGTCGTCCGCCGGCTCCGGCGCGGGAGAGGTCGCGCGCGGCCGCGTCTGAGGACGTCGAGCGGGGAGAACGGGAGCGCTCTTCGTCGCCTTCACGGTCGCGCGCGGGTGCGCTGTCAGGTGCTTCGCGAGCGCACGTTCGCTGACGCCGAACTTCTCGGCAGCGGCTTCGATCGATGTGGAGTCAGCCTCCGCTTCGATGAAGGAACGCTTCGCGTGTGAGCACAGACTGCAGCGCACGTTGGAGCGTTCAGCGTGCCGACTCGCGCCGCATGCGGCGAGCAACCCGAGGCAGAAACCCCGGAAGATCCGGAGGTTCCGGAAGGTTCGGAAGTGCGCGGTGTAGGGCGCGACCTTAGGACGAGGCTCACCGGCAGAGGCCGACGCGCCGGCATTCGGCGTCGTCCGCCGGCGTCCACGATGGGAGCTGATCGCGGATGGCTCCGTCCGCCATGAGACCGCACGCGTCGTGATGGCCCATGCCGCGGTAGTGCCCGAGCTCGTGAGCGGTGAGGAGCTCGAGGCCGTCGAGGTTCACCGCGCTCGGGTTCAGCGTCACGCGGAGCTGACCGTCGTACTCACCGACGCCGATCCGCGGACGCGCGCGCACAATCGAATACGCGGGCGCGTCCTCGACGCGATCGTAGTGCGGAAGGTCCCAGACGATGCCGAGCGGGTCACGCCCGGCGTGAACGGCGAGCCACACGTCGCCGCGCTCGATCGCCGCGCGCTCCTCGCGCGTGAACGTCACGTCGCCGTGGAACGTGGGTTCTTGCGGAGACAAAGAGCAGCCGACCTCGATCGCGCAGAGCGCGACGAGCAACGCGAGACGCATGAGAGCCCTCCCGACGAGAGAGGCTGCGCATCGCTATGACTCTTGTCGATTGAGGGAGACCTGCGTCGCTCCATGACGTGTGTCATGGACGCGCGAGGAGACCTACGTCCCTACGAGACTCGCTGCCGCGCGATAGAGCTCCCACGAGAAGCCGTCGATCTCGTACTCGGCGGTCTCGCGATTGAACGACGCGTGGCAGCGTGCCAGCCAGTCCCGCGCCCCGCCGGCGATGAAGAGCTCGAACCAGGTCACGACGTCCCGACTAGCAGCTCGATGACCGCCCGCCAAAGCGGCACGAGCTCAAGGCGCGGCGGGCCGGGGCACGGGTACACGTCACCGTGCTTTCGCTTCTCGGTGAGCACGCGGAGCGTCTCGAGCGCGAGGCCGCGCCACGGCTCATCGTCGTACGGCATCGCCTCGATCTCGAGGCCGCAGACGTCGCAGCGCTCGGCCGGCGCCGGCGCCGAGCTCGCGCGGTAGTGCCTCATCATGGTTGGTCGCCCGCTCGGCGCGTTGATGGGTCGGTGCCGGCGTAGAGATCGCTCGACGGCGCTTCGTCCCATGCGGTCGCGCGGATTCCGAGGACGTCCTCCCCGCGAGCTCGCAGCACGAGCGACGGCTTCCACTTCTCGCGCGCCCAGAAGCGGAGGCTGCGCTCGTCGCAGCGCATGCGCTTCGCGAGCGCGCCGAACGTGTGTTTCTTGAGCAGCACGCGGAGCAGTCGCGATCCCTCGTTCGTCGCCTCCTCGGGCCGGAGGATCTCGCGCGCTCGGCGTGCCACGTGTGCCACTTCTTCCCTCCGGATCTTCCGGAACTTCCGGTCTCGTGAAAATCGCGTGATCGCCCGGGATTCTTTCTCGACGCCCCCCGGCCTTGAGGCCCCCTGGAACTGTTCAGCCGGGGGGGCGCGTGTGTGCCCGCTCGATGAGCTCGCGCACGGTCTCCGCGATGATGAACCGCGTCGATGCAACGCGCGCCGTCCAGATCGCGCGTTCGCGATCGCTGAGGCACTCCCACGGGAGGCCGTCCCGCGCATGGCCCATGGTGTGAAGCGTCTGCTGGAGCACGCCGTACGCGCGCTGCTCGAGCGAGACGCGCTCGACGAGCTCCGCGCGCACCTCCTCGGCACGCTTGGCGATTGCGCGTGCGCGCCTCGAGCTCGGCGGCGGTCGGTTCATCCCGCGATCTCCGGCATCGGGCAGGCGGGGCACACGGTCTCGCCGCGGCTTGCCTCGGCGAAGATGCCCATCGCCGCCGCGGCCCACGCGTCCTTGATGCGCTGCTCGAGCGCGTCGAACGTCGGCATCGCGCGACCGTCGAACGTCTTCCCGCCAGTGAAGCGGGCATACGCTTCGTAGCCCGCGCGCGCGAACCGCATGTTCGCCGCCGCCGGCGCCGCGGGCACGCAAGGCAGCGTCTCCTTGTCGTTCTCGTCCGCCATCGTCAGACCATCAGGTTCGTGGGCGAGATCGTGAACGCGGTGATGTTGGGACCGTGCCCAGCGGCCGAGACGTTCACTCCGTTGGTGGAGAGCCGCTCGATGACGCCGAGGATGGAGCTCTTCGCGAGCTCGAACGCGGTCGTCTCCTCGGCGGACCAGCCCTCGACGGGCTTCTGCGCCTCCACGTGCGTTCGGACTGCGTCCTTCGTTCCCAATGCGTACATGCTCCACGACATTTGCTCGCCTCCTCTGGTTTGGTCACGTTCCTGAACCGTCGCCTCGAGCTCGAGGCGACACGTGCGTGGCGACGGCCGGGACCGATCGGAACGTCGTGGACGGTTGCACCATGTCGGCGACGTCCTCGAGCGCCATCGATCGCGCCATGTCGACCGGCATCACGTCGTGCGCGAGGTCGCGTAGCGCATTGGCGACGATGACGCGCAACGTGCTCCCGATCGGCTCGATCGCCTGACGGAACTTCGCATGGCTCTGGATGATGAGCGTCTCGGCGTCCGCGCGCGTCATCGGCCGCCTCGCTCGTACGCACGCCACGCCTCAGCGCGCTGGCGTTCCCAAAGCCGGAAGAGCTGCCACGGGATCATTCGAATCCCTTCTCTTCCTCGTCGCCGCACGCACGGCAGATCCGCTCACCCGTGATGGAGTACGTGGGTGCGGCGTCGGCGCAGAGCTCGCCGCATCGCTCACACGTCGGCGGCGGGTCCGGGGGGTCTTCCCTCATGACACGGCACCGAGGTCCTTCAGGGCGACGTACAGGGCCGCGTCCTCGTCGTGACCCTGCCCGACGGCGCGCTTGTCGCCATCCAGGCCGGTGATGATCACCGTGTAGGGCAGCTCCGTGCATTCATCCGAGCGAATCCACGTGACGCGGAGTGGCGCGCCGAGGTCGTTCACGGCTCGGCGCAGCGTGCACGACCGGCACGCGCACGGCAGCTCGACCGTCACCTCGATCTCGGGCTCGGTGTCTCCCACCCATAGATCGTGCGCTCCATCTCTCGCGCGCTACCAAGTTTGCCGCGCGAGGAATCCCAAGCGAAATAGAACGTGCAAGCTACACTCTCTTTCGCGCGAGGTGAGCGCCATGCAGCCGCATCAACTTTCGCTCCCGATCCCGGTGGCGAACGACGCTCCCGAATCCGAGCACCCGCCGCCGCAGTCACGCGAGCAGCTCCGCTCGCGTCGTCATCGCGACGTGCGCGCTCGCACCCTCAGCGTGAAGCGCATGACGAAGCGGGAGCTCGAGCTCGGGCGAGCGCTATACCCCGTCGACGAGTTCGCCGACCTAGAGCGGCCGCGCACGAGAGGAGACTGCAAGAACGTGCCGCGCCCGTGTCCCTTCGTCTCGTGCGTGCATCACCTCTACCTCGACGTCTCGGCGAGGACCGGGGCGATCAAGCTCAATTTCCCCGACCTCGAACCGTGGGAGCTGCCCGAGACGGCGTCATGCTCGCTCGACGTCGCCGACCGCATGGGCGTGACGCTCGAGGAGGTCGGCAAGATCACGAACCTCACGCGCGAGCGCATTCGGCAGATCGAGGTGAAGAGCCTCGCGAAGCTCGAGGCCACGAACGACATGACGGCGCTGCGGGAGTTCTACGGGGACGTCGGGGGCGGACGCGGGAAGCGACGGCTCCCCGTCCTTCAGCGCGAGGAAGGCGGCGACGGCGATCGCGACGACGACGATGCGGACGCGAGCGACGACTTCGACGCTCGCGAGTTCGCGAGTCCCGAGCTCGACGACGCGTAGACGCGACCAGCAAGGGCCCCGGCGACATGTGCCGCCGCTGGCTCCGGGCCGAACGCGGAGGATCGCGGAGGAGAACGCCGGACGGCCGGCCCTCGCTGGTCGCATGACCGTAGTCGACCATCGCGAGGGCGCGGCGGGCGAGCTCCTGTCAGCCGAGCTCCTCGGGGTCGCCAGAGCCGTTCGCACGCGTGTTTCGGTGCCGCGTCCGCGTGAGGTGCGTAGAGAGAGAGAGCAAGAGCCGCTGCGTCTCGTCGGGCTCGTATTCCGGCGGGAGGTGCTTCGCCACCTCGAGCGCGTCCCTCACCAGCGCGGTCAGGCGCTCGCTCGCGTGAACGTAGCCGCGGTTGTTCGCGACGATCGTCTCCCACTCCTCGACCTCCGCGAGCTTCAGGTCCAGCCGCGCGGCCTGGACCCGTCGCTCCGCGCTCCGGAGTCGATGCAGGGCGCCCTTCGTTCCCTGCCCCAGGCCAGAGGAGAGATCGTCTCCGCGCTCCCGTTGGCGTCGCTCTTCGGTCATGTCGGGGCTCTCGGTGGTGTTGCTCATGGACGTGGAGATCCCTCAGCTCCATGCGGAACGCAATCCTCACCCCCCGGCGTTTCTCCCCCGCGGTCGGCTTCCAGGATGCCCTACGACGCGTCCGCGCTCACCGCCGCCCCGAGGGTCGGGGCGGTTCGCGGACGCGTCGTAGAACCGCTGTCTACGCGACGAGCGGGGCCTTCATGGGTGGCCCGGTCGATCTCCTCGACGCCGACGACGCGAGACGCTCGGCCGTGAAGAAGTCGCCCGAGGCGAGGCGTGCGGAGATTGCGACGGCCGACTCCGGCGCCGCCGCCTGGAGTTCCTCGGCGTCGCGTTGCGCGAAGAGTGCCGTAGACTCGCGGTGGACGCCGGCGGGGGCGGGCGTCGTGCGGCGCTCGAGCGCGAGCTCCTGCTGCGCCTGGTCGAGAGGCTTCTCGTACCGGCACCACGACGCCGCCCAATAGCGTTTCGCGTTGCTGCGCTTCGTGAACGTCTTTCGCTTCTGTCCGACGGGCTTCGCGGCCTCGTCGTGCAGGTAATTCACGAACGCGCCCCAGACGGCCTCCGCCGGCAGGACGCGGACTCCGCGCTCGGCGATCACGCGATCGAACTCGGCTCGGAAGTCGTCGGGGATGCCCTGCTCGTCGTCCGGGAGCCACACCTTCGGAGCCGGCTCCCTCTCCTGCTTCTTCTTCGAAGAGATCTCAGGAGCAGGAGGAGGAGAGGGAGCCGCTGCAAGTATGCGGGAGCCCGTCGGAGCCGCCTCCGGAGCCGTCAGAGCCGAGCTCGGAGCCGCGTCGGAGCCGGCTCTCGGGAGGCGCGCGCGGAGGGCGAGAAGGACCTGGACGGCGATCGGATCGTCGGCCCACGCGTCGAGCGCGTCGAGCAGTGACGTCGCCTTCCGCATGGGGTCCCTGGCGATGACGTCGACGATCACTGGAGCAGCCTCCGTTGTGGGTCCGTGCCGGCGCATCGCGCCGACGTCGGTGACGTGCAGAGCGCGGCGGCACGGCGCTTTGACGAATCTTCCGCCGCCGGCATGAGACTCGTGAGCGTGACGAGCGCTTCGAGGTCGCCTCGGAACGCGGCCATCGCAGCGAGGATGGTGTCCACCTTCGACGGCGGAGGAGGCTCGACGGCTGGCGCCTGCCGCGCACGTACGTCGACGACGTTCAGTGCTCGTACCTCGTCGAGGGCGTTCTCGATGCGAGCGTGAGCACGGGCGTCCTCGGTGGAGATCGGCTCGAGCTCGGCGGCGACGTTCACGAGCGCCGCCTCGAGCTCCTCGGCGTACTCGAGCGCCGCGATCATCTCGTCGATACGCGCGGCGAGTTCGTCGCCGGCGGGGAGGCCGCGGAGCGAGCGAAGACGGAGATCGGCAAGGGTGGCGACGGTGCGCGCGAGATCGAACGTCATGGGTGATCGACCTCCTGCCGTCCGCGGCTGCGGTCAACCCTCGCCCCCCCTCGTGTTTCTCCCCACGAGACCCACCGGATGCGCGAAAGCCGACGTCCCTCGGCGCTCGAGCACGAGCCGCGCGCGTATACGGCGAGGCGCTCGGGCGGTGGCAGAGAGTGGCACGCCCGGATCGACTCGCGCATGCGGTCGAGCGCGATCGCGGCGTCGTCATCGAAGGAGCGGCAGAGCGCGCGCCGATCGGCTTCGCAGCGCGGAACGACCTGCCACGCCGTCCGGTCGCCGGCCTCGCCCATGCGCCGGCACTCCGCGACTTCGCGTTCGAAGTTCGACTCGAACCGGGCGACGGAGGCGAGGAGGTCCTGCTCGAGATGGTCCGCCGTCGCCGCGACGATGGCGTGCGAGAGCTCCCAGCGGAGGGCGGAGTCGTCGGCGCCGCGCAGCGGGAGGAGCGCCATCATCACGAGGACGACTCGGAACACGGTGAGCGCGCGCGTGAGCGCCAGGAAGCCGAACGCCGTCACGGTCACCGGAGGCCTCCTCGCCGGCGTGCGGGGGCGGCGTCCTCGACCGGGAGGCCGGGTTTCGCTCGAGCGACGCCCGGTGCCTCGAACGTATGGTCACGTTCTCGGGCTTGAGGTCGCGGCGCACGATCCCGCGGCGCACGATCCCGCGGCGCCGATAGCACGCTGTCCCCGTCCAAGCGGTGAGGCGGCGGTGAGGTCGCGCCGATTGCCTGTTTTTCGGCCTCGTTCGAGGGCGCAGAAGAGGCAACTCTTCCAGCGTCGGGAAGTAGCTCTTCCGCGTCACCGTTGACGACGTTCTCACCGTTGCCCTGAAGTGACGTTGACGCTGTTTTCGTGCGGTCCGCTGCACGAACGGGCGTAGATGCGCGTTTCGCCGCGGGGTTTCGTAAACCGTAGGTCTCGAGTTCAATCCTCGAAGGTGGCTCCACGACATGGCACGCTTTTGCAGGTGCCGCTGTCCCACTGGGTACAACACCTGGGCCAGTCGCTGGGGGCAGTCGGGGTACAAGCCCCGCGCGCCGAAGTTCGGAGAGCGTCGTCGCCGTCGTGCCGACCTTCGAGCCGAGCACGCGCGCGATCGCGCCAGACGATAGACCAGGACGCGCCCGCGCGAGCTCCAGAATGCGTTCAGTGAGCGTTCCGGGCCGGACCCTCGGAGGGTGGGCGGTCGGGGTGAGCGCTGCGCGCGGCGGCTCGTAGCGCACGCCGGTCGGCCACGAGACCGGCAGGGCGCCGACGGCCGTCGCCATCTTGCGGAACGCCTCGCCGGTGTAGAACTCCGCCGTCACGTCGCCGGACCCGTGGCCGAGGAGCCGCTTGCGCGTGAGCTCGTCGCAGTCGACCTCGTAGAGCCAGTTCCCGAACGTCTTCCGGAGCGCGTGGAAGGTGAGAGGTTTGCCGCGGACGTGCGTCGGAAGCCCCGCGGCCTCGAGGTCCTCGCGGAGCAGCGACGCGCTCGCCGGGCGCGCGAACGCCCCGCGGTCCCGAGCTCGCGCCGAGGGGAACACGGGATCGGACGGCAGCGGTCGACGGCCGAGGAGGACGGAGACGCCGTCGAGCTCGTCGTCGCGCCACTCGAGCAGCGCCGCTCGAGCGGCGGGGTGGAGCGGCACGATCCGGTTCGAGGTCTTCGTCTTCGTCTTCCCGAGGACCTCGTCCTTCGCGCGCACGAGGCGGCGCGCCTGGGCGATCTCCACGCGAGCGAGCGCCTCGTCCTCGAGCTCGAGCCGCCCCCACGTGAGACCCGCGAGCTCGCCGTCACGGCAGCCGCCCGTGGTCGTGCCGACGACGTAGCGTACACGGCGCCGGAGCGGCACGGCGCTCGAGGCGAGCAGCGCCTGCAGCGTCGCGCCGTCCGTGTGGACGACACCGCCGCGCTCCTTCGCCGTCGGGAGCTCGGGGAGCTCGCGCACGAGCGCGTCGTTCCGGAGAGGGTTCGCGCCGCGGAACCAGCGTTCCACTACGGCGTCGTCGTAGAAGACGCGCAGCGCGAAGAACGCGTTTCGCACGCGTGACGGCGAGTGCTGCTTCGCGACCGCGCGGATCCACTTCCGCAGGAGGGAGAAGTCCGTCCCGAGGGAGATCACGTCCTCCTCGCCGAGGCAGTGCGACGCGCGCTCCACCTTGAAGGGCTTCATGATGACGTTCTTGAAAACGTCGGCGTATCCCTGCAGCGTCGACGGCGCCGTCCGCGGATCGTCGCGCCTGATCTTCTTCCACTGCTCGACGCGGACGCGCAGCGTGATGCCGTTCGGCCGGGCGCGGGGGAAGAGCTCGAGCTGCTCGGCGTTCTGGATGTAGAGCACCGCCCACGCGTCGGCGCGCTTGCGATCGCGCTTGCCCATGTCCGCCGGCGCGAGCTTGCGGATCGGATCGTCCCATCCGCCGGGGCCGGGGAACGTGAGGCACCAGCGCTTGCGGTCCTTGCGCCAGAAGAGCGAGTAGCCCTTGGGGTCGGCCTTCTTCTTCACCACGAGGTCCTCTTCTTCCCGCAGTTCACGCACTGCTCCACGTCCGGCTCGTCGACGAGGAAGCGGCGACGCCGAATCACGAGCCAGTCGTGGATGCAGAGCAGTTGCTTCAGCCAGGCCGCCATCATCCCCGTCCTCCGTGCGCTTCACGATCGGCCTTCTTCGCGTCGGCCTCGCTGATCTCCCACGCGTCCGCGGCGCGGACCTCGATCATAACGAGTCGGCCGCGCCGCTTGTGGGGCATGCCGGCTCTCACCCACTTCCGCACGGTCGCGACGTTCACCTTCGCGCGCTTCGCGTACTCCGCTTGCGTCATGAACGCCGGGTCGCTCTCGTCCGGCGTCGCGGCGTCGTCCTTCGTCGCGAGCTCGAGAAGCTGGTCGACGCGCGACTGCAGGTCCTTCAGCTCGGCGATGATGCGTGCAGCGTTCATCGAGCCTTTGCGGCGAGCGAGAGCTGCTCCGCCTCCGTCATCTCGAGGTGAGGAACCACCTCGAAGAGGCCGAGGCAGCCGCGCAGCGGACGGAACGGCAGCGGGCGAACGTCCTCGAGCACGAAACCGTGCTGATCGGCCATGTGCCACGGCGCGCGCGGCGTCCCGCTCGGCGCCGGCGCGAGGACGGACGCGAGCGTCGCCTCGCCGACGATGCCTCCGCGTTCGAGCTGCTCGAGCGCGGGGATGAACGGCACGAGCCCACGCGTGACCATCCAGCGGACCGCCTCCTCGTAGTACCAAGGTTCGCACGTCCGAGACGCGTGGATGAAGAACCGCCCGCGGAAGGGCGTCGACCATGTGCGGTTCTCGACGTTCTTGCCGGCGTGCACAACGGCCCACGCCCACGGCTGCTTGAGCGAGAGCGCCTTCATCGAGGGAACTCTTGCACGCGGAGGTCCTCGGGCCACTCGGCGGGGGCGGCGCCCTTGTTGTCCTTCGTCGGGAACGGCTCGCCCTCGTCGAAGGCGCGCGCGCCGAGCTGCTTCACGAAGGGAGCCGCGCCGACGCGCCGACACTCTTCGATGACGCGCGCGGCCCATCGGAGATCGTAGGGACGCGCCTTCGAGCCGCTCTCGCCGCCGGTGATCACCCAGTCGGGCGCGACGTTGCCGCGGAGCTCGAGCGGCCCGAGCGCCGGCTCGTGCGAGATGAACCGCACGCGCGCCGGGACCGACGCGAGGAACGGCCAGCGCTTGTCGTAGTGCGCCTGATCCTCCGTCGTCGTCCCCAGCCACACATTCGCGGGCCAGCCGTCAGGGAACGGATCGATCATTGCGATGTTCTCGGGCCGCTTCGTCAGGAGCAGCCATGTCAGCCACGGCGTAGCCCGGATGAGGGGGAAGAGGCGCGCGCGCGCAGCCTCGATCACGGCGCGCGCCGCCGCGTTGCGCTGGGGAACGATCTCCGCGAAGTCGGCCATGCTCGCGCAGAAGACGCGCATCGCGCCGCCGGCGGCCTCTGCCTTGCGGTTCCACTTTGCGGGGCCGCGCCAGTAGGCCTCGCTCATCGGCTTGCGGGCGGCGTCGACGCCCCACACGTCGAGCTTGCGACGGACGGTCGCGAGCGTCTCCGCGTAGCAGTGCTCGCAGCCGGGGGAGACGCGCGTGCAGCCCCACCACGGGTTGAACGTGGCGTCGGTCCACGCGATGCCGCTCACCTCACCCATGGCCCTCACCGAGCGCGGCGAGTGCGATCGCGACCGCCGTGTCCTGTTCGTGCTCCTCGATCTCGGGCTGTTTTCCGCAACCCTTGCTCTCGGCCTTCCTGTACTGCTCGCCGACGTTCTTCGCGCACGCGGCGCAGAGGAAGAGCGGCAGGCCGGTGACGGAGTGCGTCGTGATGTGCGTCGCCATCGGCGCGCCGCTGACTTCGCATTCCTCGCAGCGGTCGCCGAGCTCGACGACCTGGCCGAGCGCGCGCTTGAGGCGCTCGACCTCCGCACGGAGGTCCGTCCGCTCGTTCATCGCGTCGACGATCAGGGCGGCGGCCTCGCACGTCGCGACGCTGCCGTGGAACACGTGCTCGCCCCACCAGATGGTCTGCTTCGCCTCGCGACCGACGCGCCAGCGCTCGACGCGCGGCTCGCGGAACTCCTCGCTCATGATGCGACGACCTCCCGTAGCTGGGGCTTCTTTCGAAGGGTGACGAGGTCAGAGACGATCGCCTTCGCTTGGCCGTGCGCGGAGAACGCGATCACGCTGCGGCGGTCTGCCTTCCAACAGAGCTCGCACGTCGAGCAAGTGACGTCGTGCGTCTCGGCGAGGCAGCGGACGACGGCGCGTCCTGCCGGCGTCGACGCGTGCATCGGAGCGTTGCTGGGCACGACGACGGCGACGGGACCGATCCGGAGGTCAGCGAGCTCGTCGGCGTGCGCGAGGTTGTCGGCCGAAAGGTTGATCGTGAACCCGGCCGCGTTCGCCTCGGCGATCGCGCGGCGCTCGTCGGGATCGCGGAGCGGCTTGTGCGTGTACGTGAAGCCGCGCGCGCCCGCGCGAGCGTTCGCGCGCACGAGCTGCCGGAGCGCGTGGAGGTCGAGCTCGTCGCCGCGGCCGGGGAGATCGCCCGCCTCGTTGTGCCGCCATAGGGTTTCGGCGGGGAGTTCGCCGACGGCGGCGCAGAACGCACGCCACGGCATGCCGTTGCGCGCGACGTTCTCCCAGTGCATCCGGAGCTTCCCGAACTCGGCGTAGCAGCCGTGATCGCGCATCGGGCACGACGTCGGACAGCTCTCCATGTCGGTGAGCGACACCGGGATGCGCCCGGTCTTCTTGTTCCCCGAGCGGAGAACGAACGTGACGACGTAGCCGATCCCGGTGCGCGGCTTCGCACGCATCCGGGCGCGTCGCTCAGCGACCGAGAGCGCCTGCCAGTTCTGGTAGCGCTCGCGGCACGGAAGACACTGCCGGACGAAACGCTTCCCGTCCCTCGAGAGGAACTCCTCGAGCGGCTTGTCCCGGTAGCACTGCGGACAGAACTCCGTCGCCGTCACGGCGCGTGCTCCGCCGGCGGTTCGTCGTCGAGGGGCTCGAGCGAGTCGAACGAGGTCGCGAGCTCGTCGGTCCGCCCCTCCCACGTCACGAGCGGGAGAAAGCCGCCGACGTGCACGCGCGCGACGACGCCGGTCGTACCCATCGCGATCTCGACCCTGCTCGCGATGTAGTTGATGTGCAGAAGAGCGCGCACGCGCTCGCCCTTCTTGAAGCGGTGGAACGGGGACCGTGCGGGTTCGCCCATGGCCTACCTCGTCGCGCAGAGCGCCCGGAGTCGCGATCTAACCGACGCGCGCACGGCGCGGCGGAAGAAGTGACGGCGGCGGTTCTCGCGATGCGCGTACCAGCGCTTCCCGTTCGCCCCGTCGTAGTACGAGCCCGCCTCGAGCTCGCGGTCGCGTCGGCGGCGACCATCGAGCGCGTCGAGCCCGGCGTTCATGTCTCCGGCGTCCCGTAGAAGAGCGGAAGGGCCGTCTGCTCCGCGGCGAGCTCGCAGGCCTCGCGGAACGCGTCGTCGTGCGCGCGATCAGCGCCGTTGATGTCGTAGCTCCACGTCACGCGCCCGCCGCTCGCGCGGTAGCGGAGGCGCACGGCCAGCTGATAGAGCTGGCCGGCGCGGAACACGGGGATCTGGACGAGGAACGCGCGCGGCACCTTCACGGGGCCGCCGGCGCCGTCGGTGTGCGTCGTCTCGAAGTGCATCGTGACCTCGCCGGAGCCGAGATCGATCTTGTTCGTGACCTTGTCGCCGACGTGGACGGTGAGCCCGCGGGAGAGCTCGAGCAGCTTCGACGGCGAAGCGAACTGCGGGATGCCGAGCGCCTCGGCGAACTTCTTCGCGCTCGCGAACGCGCCGTCCGGATCGGCGACGTCCTGGATGCGGTCTTCGAGGAAGGCTGCGAACTCCGCCTGCTCGAGCGGCTTGCCGTCCTGCTCCGTCCACGCCTCCCACTCGTCGGAGGCCGGGAAGGCGTAGAGGCCCCGGTGTTTGCCGAACCGAGGCGAGCCTTCTCCCTCGCCCTCGTTCTGGCGGTGGTAGTCGAGGACGCTCGTCAGCGTCGAGCCGTGCGGATTGACCGAAGCGAAGAGCGCGCTGTCCTTGTCCTTGAAGCGGTTCGCGTGAGCGACGAGCGAGGCGAGCTCCTGGAAGTTCGCCGTGCCGGCGCGCCGCTCCGGCGCCGTCCGGTACTCGTCGAAGAATTTCTTCACGGAGTGGAGCTCGATGCCCTTGGGGACCGCCAGCACCTGCGTGAGGCCGTCGTCGGCGCTCTCGGGGTGGTCCACCTTGATCACCTCGGGCTTGATGTGGCGCTCGACGATGCGAGCGACCGCGCCGGCCTCGGATTCGTTTGTGACGTTCGTGACGTTGGGGGTGGTCATGGTCGTGTGCCTCCTCAGACGCTGCGGGGAGCGGCGCCGGGCGTGCCGACGTCGCGGGGTTGCTCGTGCGATGCGGGCGGCACCTCGCGAAGCGGAAGCTTCGTCTGCCGCGGGTTGTCGACGGAGAGGTTGCCGCCCGGCGTCGCCCAGAAGACCGATCGCTGACGAGGGTTCTTCGGCGCCTTGACCTTCACTTCGCCGACGACCTCGACGGTCGCGCCGACGGCGGTGAAGTTCAGGACGAGTGTGAGCGAGCCCTTCGAAGGGCGCTGGAACTTCAGCGCGTGATCGCCGAGCTGGCTCACGAGCTTCTGCACCTCGGCGGATAGCTCGCCGTGGAGCTCGCCGTCCTGGACCTGCTGCAGGAGCACGGAGAACCCGCGCGGCCCTTCCTTCGTCTTCGGTTCTTCGTTCGTCGCGGCCATGGTGTCCCTCCGGTTTGTGGTGGCGTGCTCGCGCGGCGGACGCTGCGCGGGCGAAGGTCGTGTCCAGCCGAACGGGCCACCGATGTCCTCGGGGCTGTTCGAGCGCGGCTCGTCGTCGATCACGGCAGGCCTCCGGTCTCGAGGAGGCCGAGCACCTTCGCGACGCCCCACGCCGTTCCGAGGGCGGCCCCGATGGAGAGAAGCAGCGTGATCGCGCCCTCGCGCGTGATGACCGGCGCGCGTCGCGGCCGGCGCTGACAGAAGCGCAGCGCGTCTCTATCGCGCCTCTTCCGATCGCAAATACGTCGCGTGTGTGCAGCGCTGCCGACGCGTTCACGTGGGGCGCCTTCGACAATCCGATCAGTGTTGCGTGCGAGATACATGTATATCCGTGCAGTATGCAGAGATGATGGAGCGGTGTTCAGCTCCCGCGGGCGGAGCAGATGGAGCGACCGTCGCGCGATGCGATCAGCCGTCGGTGCCGGTGCTACTCGTCGTCGCTTCGTCGCGAGCGCGCTTGCGCACGTCAGGGTACTGGTGCGGCTTCCACGAGTCCGGGCACGGCTTGTCCCAAAGGACGACCCTCACGCCGAGCGTCTCGCAGTACGAAGCGATCTGCCGACCGGCGCGGAAGTCGCCGTAGAGCAGCTTCGCCGCGAGAGCGTTCGTCACGGGGCGCTTGAGCCATGCCGCGAGCTCGCGCGCGAACGCTGCATGCGACCAGCCTTTGCGCGCGAGAATCTTCCAGAGCGTCGGCAGAGCCGCCGATGCGTACTTCCCCAGATGCTGCCGCCGACGTTCACCAGCCATGTCTGACGGGCTAGTTCATATTGTACCTAGTGTCAACGCTCACCATCGCGGCGAAGGGGTGGGGACAGTTACAATCGGCACCATGGCTGACTCGGAGGCGTCGAAAACGCCAAGCGATTTCGCGGGGCGCCTCGCGCTCGCAGTCGCCGAGTCCGGAAAGTCCCCGACGAAGGTCGGGAGCAACGCGCGCCTGAAGCAGGGCTACATCTTCAAGCTGCTCGGCCGGGCGAAGGCGAAGACCATTCTCTCGCCCGGGCCTGACATCATTCGCGACCTCGCGGACGAGTTGCAGGTCAACTACGAGTGGCTCGCGATCGGCCGCGGCCCCATGCGCGCCGATGGCTGGGCGCCGTCGGCGCTCGAAGCGGCGACCAAGGTCGCCCTCATGTGGGGCGCACGCGGGGACGCGATCCTCGCGGCGGTCGAGAAGAACCGCGACGTCCCCGACATGACGGAGTGGGACTGGCTCTCGGTGATCAATCTGGAGGCTTCGCGCCTCGACCGCGCGGGCGTTCCTCGGCCCGAACGGGTGGTCAAGGAGCAGAAGCGCTGGGCGCGCGCCGTGAACAAGCGCCGCCGCGTGAAGGTTCGCGAGCAGGAAGTCCCGCCGACGGAGCACCGAGCTCGTCGCGGCGGCGGCGCTGCCTGACCTGAAGCGGCCTTCGTCGGCGTCCTAGCGCGTCGGATACGCGGAATTTGCGTGGGCGCGACGCCTGCGCCTGAATCTCCGCTTGCGCGTGCCCGTTGGTGATTATAGGAACTGGTTCCTACTAGAACTAACGGAGGCGAAATGAACGCGACGGGTTGCGCGCGCTGCGGCGAGGGGGTTCAGGGCAACGTGAAGGTCCGCGATCGCGGCGAAGCGAAGCCGCATCACGCGTGCTCGCTCGTCGCGGTGCTGATGAACGAGCGGCCGATGACACGGAACGCGGTCATCCAGGACGCGCAGTCGGGTGCGCTCCTCGCGTACGCCGCGGACGATCGCGACGAGTGGATCTGCACGCCGATCGGACGCAGGCGCGTCGAGGCGGACGTCTACGGTCGCGGCGCACGGCGGGCGGCGTGACCGCAAAGAAGCCAGGGAAGAGCGGCGTGACACTCGCCGAGCTCAAAGAGAAGGTACGCAGGACCGAGGCGAACGTGCTCCGCACCGCGGAGACCTACGCTAAGGCGCTCCAGGACGGCATCGATCGCGGCGATTTCGCCGTCGACGATCGCGACCTCACGTTCCTGCTGCGCGTGGAACTCATGCGCTACGCGCGCTCGAAGCTGAAGGCGGCGAAGCGAAGGAGGGGCCGATGAGCCTAGTTGCTGGTCTTCGTGCTGTAGACGCCCGTCCTCGGATCGAGCGTGCAGTCGAACTTCGTCCGCACCTTCACGCCGAACGCGTTCTGCGCGTCGACGTGCGAGCGGTAGATGCGGTTGCAGCCGTCATCCGAGACGAATGGTCCCTCGTCCGACCTGTTCGGGAAGTCGGCGGAGCCTGGAACCTTCAACGCGTCTCGGATCAGCGCTCGGCAGTGCTCGCGCTGAGCGTCGTCGTCGGCGGGAACGAAAACGGCGGCATCGGGCTTCAGCTTGCACCCTGTCCTGACCTCGGCCTCGAACTTCGCCGTCCTCCGCGCGTTCTCGGCGGAAGCCGCCGCCTGGACCGCGGCGAGCTCGTCGTCGAGGCGCCGCTTCTCCTCGGGCGAGGTCTTCGAGGTCGTTACGACGAGACCGCAGAGTGCGAGAGTGCCGAGGGCACCTACGCCGAGCGCGATGAGAACGAAGCCGAGGCATCCGACTCCCTTCGTGGGCGGAGGGGCGCCGAACGGCTGCGGGGGGGGCTGCTGCGGATACATGCGCGCGATCGGCGCACGAACCCGGACGGTGCTGCAACCCCCCTAGGGTGGACGTCAGGCGCGGGCGCGGCGCTCCGCTCGACGGCGCGGCTTGCTCGCGGGGGCGGCGGCGATCGACGCGCGAAGCGCCTCTTCGAGGTCGAGGACCTGGGCGCCCGGCACGACGGGCGGGACCACGAACTCGTCGCCGGCGACCTTGCGATCGACGGCGGCGCGCACGCGGATCGCCCACGTGTCCTTGTACTTCGAGGCATCGAAGGCATCGCTCTGCATCGCGCGGAAGAGTCGGCGCGCGAGCTCGAGCTCGACCTCGCTCACGGACGCCGGCGCCCGCTCGATGTCATCGAGCGAGCGAACCTCGTCGGCGTAGAAGCATTCGTGCAGCACGACGCCGGCGGCGACGCCGCGCACGGCGACGAGCGTGTCCTTGCCGCGCTTCGCGAACGTGCCGACGGCGAGCGCGTTGCCGGCGACGAGCGCGCGCCGGAGCACCTCGAACCCGCGATCGCCGCCCTTGTCCGGGCCGAGATAGAACGACTTCTCGACGTTCAGCGGCGAGAGGGTGTCGAGCGGCACGATCTCGCTGATCGCGATGCGTCCCGTCTGCGTCGAGTCGAGCGCCTTCAGCTCGTCGTCCGTGAAGTAGACGTACTGGTCGCGCGCGAACTCGAACCCCTTCACGGTCTCGCTGCGCTCCACGAAGGTGTCGTGCACGGGGCACTGCAGGAGCTGCTTCAGCCGCGACTTGCACGGCTCGTGGAGCATGTTGAAGCTGAGGCTCTTCGCCGACTGCGCCGTGTAGACCTTCACCGGGATCGCGACGCGGCCGAGGGTGATCATGCCGCTGCCGATGCTGCGCGCTGCCATGCGCACCATCGTCCGGCTCGTGCTCGAGCACGGCAAAGAACGCGGAGGCGCTCGTGAGTCTCCGTCCGAAGACGCGCCACGAGCTCCCGCGCACGCCGGTGAACGTCGCGCACGAGGAGCTTGGGATCGCGATCGGTCGACTCGGCATCGCCGATCCTGACTTCCGGAAGGCCGTGACGCAGGGCTACACGCGCGCGCTCGCAGAGCACGCCGCTGGCCGGCGCCCGGACCTTCCGACGGAGGTGCACGCGTTCCTCTCCGCCGCCGCTGGCGTCGCGGAGCTCCACGCCGCGGCGGCCCAAGAGACGACGCGCCCGCGACGGCGCCGGAGGAAGGCATGAGGAAGTTCTCGGTCGCGCCGATCACCGGCGCCGAAGACGGAAACCTTGGCGATCGATCCACGACGCCGACCAGCAAGAGACAAGCGCGCCGCGCGGCGGCCGCGCTCGCGCGACGAACCGAACGGAGGAGAACCATGACGACGATACCGGCGCCCGCGGACCCGCTCCCGATGCAGATCACGCTGGGCGACAAGTACGGGCCTGCGATGCGGCTCGAGACGCAGAAGGACGCGGACGCGTACTTCGAGCGCCTCGTCGCGCACTGCATGGCGCACGGGTCGCCGCGCGACGATGCCGAGCGCATCGAGCGCGAGAACCTCGGGTACTTCGCCGCCTACTACGGCGACGAGACGCGAGCTCGCATCGAGCGGCTCTTCCGCTGCGAGCATCCGATCCTCGGCGCGATCGCGACGACGGGCCCGGTCCAGCCGGAGGCGGCGCTCGAGGCGGGGAAGGCGCTCCGGAGTTCGACCGCCGAGAACGCGCGTTGGCGCGCGCTCGTCGAGGACGTGCACGGCGCTCTACACGCGATCATGACCGCCCGCGGTGTCGGGGCAAGCACGCTCGTCGAGGCGCTGACGGAGGTCGAACGCGCGACGGCGGCGGCGCTCGAGAGCGGGCCGCCCGTCACGCCAGCGGAGGCCGAGAAGCGCAGCGCGGATATCCGGAAGGGGCTCGAGGAGCTCGTCGCGCTCGGGCACGCGGAGAAGTCGATCGGCGCCGACGGGGAGCCGCAGTACCGCCTGACGAGCGAGGGGCGGAACGAAGCCGAGGCGCTCATCCGCCGCCACGGCCTCGATCCCGAGACGCTGAGGCCCGCGTCGTGATGGCAGCATCGATCGACCGGCACGAGCAGCGCGGCGAGATCGTGCTGCGCCCGTCGCCGGACCTCGAGCTCCCCGCGCAAGCGGTGACGAGGACGTTCATGGTGCTCGCGCAGCGCGGCGCGGGGAAGACGTACACGGCGTCCGTGCTGTTCGAGGAGATGGTCGGCGCGCACCTGCCGTGCATCGCGATCGATCCGCTCGGCGTCATGTGGGGTATCCGCTCGAACGCCGCCGGCGACGGCCCGGGCCTGCCGGTGACGATCATCGGCGGCGAGCACGGCGACGTCCCGCTCGAGGCGACGAGCGGGCGCGTCCTCGCGGAGTTCGTCGTCGAGACCCAGGTCCCGTGCGTGTTCGATGTGTCGCTTCTGCGACGTGACGAGCAGGTCGAGTTCGTGACCGACTTCGCGACCGCGCTCTTCCACCTGAAGGCGGCGCGGCGCGACCCGCTGCACGTCATCATCGACGAGGCGGACCTCTTCGCGCCGCAGCGCGAGAACAAGACGAACCGCGACGTCCTCGACTCGATCGAGGACCTCGTCCGCCGCGGCCGATCGCGCGGGCTCGGCCTCACGCTCATCACCCAGCGCCCGGCGGTGCTGAACAAGAACGTCCTCACGCAAGCGGACTGCCTCGTGATCCTCCGCATGACGGCGCCGCACGACCGCAAGGCGATCGCGCCGTGGGTGGAGCTGAACGCGACGCCGGAGCAGCAGAAGGACGTCATGACGTCGCTGGCGTCGCTCCCGATCGGGACCGCTTGGTTCTGGTCGCCCGGCTGGCTCGAGGTCTGCGTCAAGGCGCGCATCCGCAAGCGGAAGACGCTCGACACTTCAGGCACGCCGGAGCCAGGCAAGCGGGCCATCCGGCCGCGCGTGCTCGCGCCCGTCGAGCTCGACGTCCTGAAGGCGCGGATCGCCGACACCATCGAGCGCGTCGACGCGAACGATCCCGATGCGCTGAAGAAGAAGATCGCCGACCTCGAGCACGAGCTCGCGAAGGTGCGCGCGGAGCCGGAGCGCGTCACCGTGGAGGTTCCGCGTGTGCCGGAGGCCGTCGTTCACGCCGCCGTGCGGCTGAAGCAGCGGCTCTCGATGGCGCTGCAGGACGTCGAGATCATCGACGCGGCCGCCGGCGACGCGAGGCCGCTCGAGTTCGTCACCGACGAGCCGCCGGCGTCGGAGGTGCATTCTTCCCAGTTGCGCCCAGCCCCTCCCACGCCCGCGCCGAAACCCGCGGCTTCGCAGGCGAAGCGCCCGCCCAATTCTCCCCAATCGCTCGGCGCCGGCGAGCGCGCGATCCTGTCGGTCCTCGGACGGAAGGGCCCGCTCGACAAGATCGCGCTGGCGGTGCGCACGCTCTACAAGCACTCCGGCGGCGGATTCGGGAACTACGTCTCCGCGCTCCGGAGCGCCGGCCTCGTCGACGGCGACGCCGCGCGGCTGCAGCTCACCGAACGCGGCCGCGCCCTGAACGTGCGCGAGCAGCTCCCAACGGGGCGCGCGCTCCTGGACGCGTGGCTCGGGAAGGTGGGCGGCGGGGCGCCGAGGAAGGCGCTCGAGGAGCTCGCGTCGGTCTTCCCGCGCCGGCTCACCAAGGACGCGCTCGGCCATCGCACGGGCTACGAGCCGAGCGGCGGCGGGTTCACGAACGCGCTCTCGAAGCTGCGCTCGCTCGGCCTCGTCAAGGGCAAGCGCGAGCTCGGTCTCACCGATGCCTTCGCGGCGGCCATCGTGGGGTCTCCGTGAAGGCGATCTTCGTGCTCGATCCTGGCTACCTCCAAAACGCGGAGACCTTCGACGCAGAGTCCAGAGCGTTGCTCGCGCTGATGGCGGCATCGCGTGGTCACCGCGAAGGCGCGAGGGATCGTCACGTCATGCCGCCCGTCCTCTACTCGACCGGCGTTGCACGTCGCCTCGCCGGCGGAGGGCAGAGCTACCAGACCGATGTGTGCCGTCTCGACGAGGCCGGCGGCGGGAAGGTCTGGACGCGAGTCGACGCATCGTTCCTCTCGTTCAAGGTTCGGCGCGCGCTCCGGGTGTCTCCGTGAGGGGCTATGCGGAGGAGTCTCTCGAGGTGACGGCGATGCGCGCGCTCCGCTCGGCGGCGCGGAAGTTCGTCGCCTCGGAGCTGCTCCTCGGCGCGGCGGACCGCGTGGCCGTCCTCGACCTCGCCGACGCCGCGCGGAACTACGCGGTTGCGGTCGACGAGGACGCCGCGCGCCGCCCGAGCCGATCCCGTCGCTCGGCGCCGGCGTGACGTGCGACGTCCGCCGCCTTCGACGTCGCGGCGGTGCGTGCGCCGCCGCTGACGTCCTCCGCTGCGCGACGCCCACGTGGGCGCGCTCGCTCCGGGAGTCGCAGTGCCTCGACGCAGAGCAGTACGCGTGGGAGCTCGCGAGAGGCCTCGGCCCGCGGGAGCCGCTCTGGTGGCAGCGCCCGGAGGCCTTCAAGTCACAGGGACGCGCGAAGAAGCCGTCCGCTCGCTCTTTGCCAATCAAAGAATCCGGAACACACCGGACGAAGTCGGGTGTCCCCGCTCGGCCTCCGCGCGCTCCTCGTCGAGCTCGAGGAGACAGTCGATGACGATTGACTCCGCCTCCTCGCGAGCACGCGAAGGCGGGAGACGGGCGAGCCAGGCAAGCAGAGCGGCGAGACGGAGTTCCACGAAAGCGGTATCGGCCGCTCGCGACAAAGGTTGCGCGAAATCGTCACTCGTCGTCGCGGCGGCGAGCCTCTTCCTGGGAGATCTCCGTCGCCGCCTCGAGCGTGGCACGGCGGCGCGAGGCGCCGCCGTCGTCCTCGAGCACGGGCTCCCCGAGCCCGAGATCTTTCTTCACGTCCTCCCACGGCACGGCGTCGTCGCCGGCGTCCGGCGCCTCCTCGACATGCGATGGGAGCTCGGGCGCCGTCACCGGCTCTTCGCGGTCGACGCGGCGGACGAGGCGGCAGCCCTGGCTGTAGTCCTTCCAATAGGGCTTGTGGAGGAAGTACGGGCCCTGGATCGGGCTGCCGTCGAGGCGGTGCCAGCCGTAGAGGCCGACCCTCCCGCCGGGGCTGCGGATCACGTCCTTGTGCGTGCCGGCGAGCAGCCTGAACGGCCGCCCGGCGATCTGCGCTTCGATGCGTGCGGCCTGGTCGGCGACGAGCTCGGGGTCGCTCATCTCCTCCATCGTGCCGTTCGGAGTCGTCCGCGTGATCGGAGCGAGCTGGAGGTCCGCCGCGCGCCAGATCGCGTCCACGAGCGCCGGCGTCGGGAGCTCGCAGCCGTGCTCGGCGGCGAGCTTCTCCGCCTCCTCGAGCGAGACCGGCGCGATCGGGCGCGGCGCGACGAGGTAGTCACCGACGCGGACCCATTCCTCGGTGTTCGGCGCGACGGGCCGAGGCGCCGGGCCGAAGCTCCGCACGAGCTCGAGGTAGGCGTCGAACGGGAAGCTGGGGCCGGGGTCCCAGTGGTTGCTCTTCTTGAAGGCCTTCGAGACGGCGTCGTGCGTCGTGAGCCCGCGCTCGCCGGCGACGAGGCCGTCCGCGTCGACCCACCGCAGCGGGATCGCGTGGCGCGCGCAGATCTCCGCGACGAGCTCGGCGGAGCGCTGGAGCATCGCCATCGAGTAGTCGTCGGCCCAGTCGGCCGCCGTCTGACGCGCGTACCCGGCGTGCTCGAGGTGGATGCCGTTGTTGTTTGCGCCGGGCGCGCCCCACGCGACGTGCCGCTCCTCGAGCGTCTGGACGATCGAGTCGCTGTCGATGCAGTAGTGCACCGACGCTTGCGGGGCGTTCGCGCCGGCGAAGTACGCGGCCACGTTCTCGGCCGTCGCGGCGTGCTCTGGAGCCTCCATGGTGTGGATGACGACGAGGTCGATCTTCCGGGGCTTGTCGGCCGGGACGGTCGTGAAGTTCTTCGCGCGGACGAGCTGCATCACTCTTCTCCTGTTGGGTCGATCTCGGCGACGGCGAAGCCGTATGCGACTTCGACCGCCTGCGTTTCGGGGGTGGGGAGGAGCTCGGCGACGTCGCTCCCGTACGCGAGCTCCACGGCGTCTTCGTCGCTCACGGCGTCGCCTCGAACTCGCCGCGCACGAAACGCGTCACGGTGCGCGTGCGTCGGACGCCGCTCGGCGTCGTCACGCGCGCATAGATGAAGTACATGCCGCGCACGTCGAGGTCGCCGGCGACGAGCGTGTGCGTGAGACGGAGCCGCGTCGCAGTCGGGCCCGAGGTGACGACGGCCCATGTCACGTCGCGTGCGGCGCTGCTCGGCGCCAGGCCGGGTTTGCGTACGCGAATCTCCGCGGAGGAGACCGTGGTGAGGTCGATGCCGCTGAGGCCCTGGACGACGTCCATGACGTACGGCGGCGCGACCATGCCGACGTAGAGATCGCTCACTCGTGGTCTCCCTCGAGCGCGCGCACCGCGGCGGCGGACGCGCCCTCGACCGGCAGGATCGCGCGCACCTCGGCGGCGAGCTCCTGGTGCTCGGGCGGCACGACGGCGAGCGCGACGTCGAGCAGCGACCCGAGTGGGGGATAGGCCTCGGCGGCGAGCCGAACGACCCTCAGCGCGATGTCCTTCGTGAAGTCCTTCGTGTTCATCGAACTTCGATGTCCTCTGCGCAGCGCCACGACGAGATCGCGGAGATCACCTCGTCAATGTCTGGAGGCACCTGCGCGCCATGCCGGCGCAGCACGCGGGCGACCACGACGAGCTCGCCGCCCGCGTGCGCGACGGCGCAGACCAAGAGCTCGCGGTCCTCGTCCTGCGACCAGCGATCGATCGCCTGGGCCGCCTCGACGAGCTCGATACGGGTCGCGCGGTACGCGTCTGCGCATTCGCGCGCCAGGCCGACGTCGCGGCGCTCGAGCGCGAACTGCGCGCAGACCTCGTCGAGGCTCCGCGTCGCGCGAGCGGCCGCCGTAACGGCGCCTCGAGCCGCCGCGCGATCGGTGGGGACGCACCCGCCTTCGAAGAGGCACGTCACGACGAACGCGGCCACGAATGCGACGGCCGAGAAGAACGCGGCAGCGCGGAGCGTCACGGGGATCCTCCGTCCTCGCCGGCGTCCGGCGACGCGCCGTCCTCGTCGTCGGTCGCAAGCTTCAGCCCCGTCGGGAAGCCGAGCGCGCCGAGGACCAGGATGAGGGTCTTCTCGTCGATCTTCCCCATGCCGAAGAGCACGACGAAGGCGATCGCGAGACCGCCGGCGATGAGCTGCGCGGCGTGGGTTTTTGCGAACTTCATGGCGAGACCTTTCATTTCAGGACGTGGAGAAGGTGGAGGAGCTCGCGCAGCACCAGGAGGAACGAGACGACGCCCGCTCCGATCTTCTGTTCGCGCGAGATCGCCGGCAAAGTGCGCCGCGGCTTCGAGGGCTTCGCGTTCGACGGCGGTGGCGGGATGCTCTGCCGGACCGACGGCGGGAAGGTGTGCTCGACGCCGAGCTCGCGGCCGACGATGCAGAGCGCCGTTGCGATATCGCGGACGCCGGCCTCGACGCGGCCGTTGTGCGAGATGACCGCGCCGAGCGTCGCCTGCATCTCGAGGTTCTCGTCGCTCTGGCGTGCGGCGCGCTCGAGCGCGGCGTCGCGGTGGGGCGCGGCCACGGTCTCCGTGATCGCCGGCAGCGGCGGAGGTCCCGGACGCGGCACGACGCGCGTCGGGGCCGGCCCGTAGACGGGCTTCCCCGTCACGGTGTGCCCGATTACGTGGCCCTCGAGCGTGCCGACGCGGCCCTCGACGCCCGTGATCCGGAGGCCGTGTTGCGCGACGGCGCCGCGAAGCGCGCTTGCATTGTGCTCTTCGCGCTTCGCGGGCGGTGTCGCGAGCGTTCCGGGAGAGCGAGGGGTCTTCGGATCTTCGGGCACGGTGTTCCTCAGAGCGCGAGCGCGTAGCGGGAGTTGATGTAGCTGCGGATGTTTGTCCGATCGGCGTCGGAGGCCGGGGCCTGTCGGAAGCCGATGTCCCAGATGCGTCCGTCGAAGAACTGCTGACCACGTCCGATCCGGATCGTGCTCGTGAGGTCGTCGACCGTTGTGCCGGGTCCATTCGTCGTCGCCTGCGTGACCTTCGCGGCGGAGTCGACTTGGATCGTGAGGTTGTTGCCGTCGAACGATCCCTGGATGAGGTGCTCGGCGCCGGTCGAGCACGTGGCGGTGACCTCGTCACCGGCTCCGCCCGACGTCACGTAGAGCGATGCGCCTGCGGTGGTGATCGTCGCCTGCACATACGTCGCGCCGGAGTCGTCCCAGAAGCCGGCGCCCTGCCAGCGCGAACCCGCCCCTGGATCTGCAGGCGCCGCGTCTGCGCGCATGAGAATCCAGAACGAGAAGCCGGCAGCAGCAAGGATGGATGTGCCGGCGAGGGAGGTCGTGAGCACGTGCGTCGAGCCGTTCCAGTCGGCGCCGGCGAGGCCGTTCAGCGTCGCGCCGACGGCGGGCGCGGTACCTGCCGTGAGGTTGCGCGAGCCGCTCGAGCCGGCGCTCGCGGTGCCCGCCCAGGGCGCTCCCGCGTACGCAGCGCGCCACCAGCCGGAGAGCGACAGCGTCGCCGGGTTGAACGCGGCCGCAACGAGCGGCATCGTGGCGAGCAGCGAGCCGGACCTCATGTCGAGAGCTGCTCGTGCACGACGATGTGCGCCGTCCAGTTGCGGTTGTCGGCGTCGGCGGCGGTGACACGGACGCGGACGTCGTTCGAGCTCACGTCGATCGTCACGTCGTCGGCGGCCGTCGTCTCCTGGTCGGTGCCGGTCTCGAGCGAGCCGACGATCGTCGGCGCACCGCCGCTCGTCCGGCGATAGCTCACGCTCCGCTTGTAGCGTGCGGCCTTCGTAACGTTCGTTCGGCGCGCGTAGGTGACGACGACGTCGAACGAGCAGAGCGTCTCGTCCGGGACCGTGAAGGAGCCTGCCGTCGTTGTGGTGGTGCTCGAGGTCTGCACCTCCGACACAATGTCGTGCACGCGCACGCGCGTTGCGATCCATCGCGTCTTCTGGTCCGTCACCTCGAACCGCGTCGTGCCCCCGACCTGCAGGTTGACCGGGCCCGGCGCGCTCGTGCCGGTGCCCGAGGTGAGGTTCAGCGCGCCGCCCGTCGACGTCGTGCCGCTGCAGTTCTGCGCCTGGACGGTGAGCGCGTCGCCGGTGACGCCGTTCGTCGCGTCCGTGTTCTGCTGGATGACTGGCGCGACGACGGACGACTGCCACGTCCAGGTCGGGTTCACGGCCGTGAAGGCCGTCGGCGAGATCGTAAGCCTCGTCGTGCCGCCGGTCTGGAGCTGCACGTCGCCGGCGGCCGTCGTGCCGGTGCCGCTCGAGAGGCGGAGCGCGCCGCCCGTCGCCGTCGTGCCGGTCGCGTTCTGCGCCTGCACGGTGAGCGGCTGCCCCGTCGCGCTGTTCGTCGTGTTGTCGGCCTGCGAGAGCTTGGGCGCCGTCGTCGCCGTCGCCCAACGCATCGTCGCGCCCGTCGTCGCGATCGGAACGACGCCGGCGGCGCCGGTGATCGCGACCACCACGGTTGCGCCTGTTGTGCCGCCGACGTCGCCGACGAGCGAGATGCCCGCGGTGAGGTCGATGTCCGTCGCCTTTGTGACGGGGTTATCAGTGATAGCCGCGCCGATGAAGTTCAGGCGCGAGCGCAGCGGCATCGCGCTGCCCGCGTTGAGGATGACGGGGACGGAGAAGTACTGGTCGAGCCAGTTCGGAGGCAGGCCGGTGTTGCTCATTTGTCAGTCGTCCTCGACCCAGAAGATCGTCACCTTGCCGCTGCCGCCGTTGCCGCCCACCGCGCCGGCGCCGCCGCTCGTGCCCGCGCCGGCACCGCCCGCGCCGCCGCCGCCTGCTCCAGAGTTCGCCGCGGCGTTCTGACCGGCGCCCGCGGCGCCGCCGGCGCCTGCGTTGTTGCCGTTGCCGCCGTTGCCGCCGTTGCCGCCGGCTCCTCCGGGACCGCCGCCGCCGCCGCCGCCGGAGCCGCCGCCGGCGTAGCTCGCAGTGGTCGTGCCGTTGGTGCCCGCCGTGCCACCCGCGAAGGGACTCCCCGCGCTGGGCATGCCGTTGAAGCGGCGTCCCGTGTTCAGGTTGCCCACGCCCCAGCCGCCGGTGCCCGGAGGCCTCGGCGCGTGGAGATAGTTGGTCGCGTCGTTCGTCGCCGTCGAAAAGATGTGAGAGTTGAACGCCGCGCCGGGAGACGCGTCCTTCACCGGGCTACCGGGCACTTGGGCGTAACCCAAGCTCGCCGTTGAGCCACCGTTCGCGCCGGTGCCCTTGCCTGCCCCAGCGCTCGTCACCGTCCCGGCGAGGCCCGCCACCGAAGAGTCCCCTCCGTCCGCAGCGCTGCCGCCGATCGCGGCGCCGTTGCCTCCGGCACCGACGACGACCGCGAGGGATTCACCCGGCGTCGTCGCGAGCTCGTCGAGCCGCTCTTCGGCCGCGCCCCCTCCGGACGCGCCCGTCGTCACCGTGTTCGTGGTGGCGGCGCCAGCCGGCGAGCTGCCTCCGCCTCCACCTCCGCCGTAGTGCTTCACGAGCACCTTGCCGACGCGCACTGGGACGACGAAGGACCCGCTGCCGGTGAAGGTCTGCGACTTGAGGCGCGGCGAGTGCGTCTTCAGGTACTCGGCCTTGTCGCCGAGCGCCTCGAGCGCGACGTTCACGCTCGAGACGTTCTTCGAGTCCCCGTTGTCGGGGACCGTGTACGTGGTCGGCCAGACGGTGCCGTTCGGCGTGTACTGATGTCCCATGCTTCAAAACTCCCAGTAGCGGCACGTGCTCAGGTTGCGATGCGAGGCGACGCGCGCGCCGGCGTTCGTCGTGCCCCACGCGCCCCACTCGCCATCGGGGAGCGTCGGCGGCGACGTCGGATCGAAGAGGCTCGCGTCGCTCGTCCAGATGAGCGCGCGCACGCGCGTGTGCGCCGCCTTCCACTGCATGACGAGGCCGCGGATCGCTTCCACCTCCGGTGTCGGCGCGGCGTGATCGGCGGCGAAGCCGTCCGCGCCCCACACGGAGCCGTCGCCCCACGTACCCGTCGTGTCCGCCCATTGCGTCGGATAGGCGATGATCCAGAGGTCCGACCAGTAGCCGGCGCGCTCGGGGTGATCGTTCGTGTCGAAGACCCATCCGCCGGCGTAGCGCGTGACGCTGCCGTCCTGGTTGAGCGTCACCCAGTAGCCGGATCGCGTGACGATGCGAATGCGTGGATGGTTGGCGACGTGCTCCTGGATCTCGCGCGCGAGCCGCTCGGCCGTGCCGGCGGTCTGCCACTTCGTCAGCCATGCGCGCTGCCGCGCCGCGAACGATTCGTTCGTTTCGTTCTCGCCGCGAAGAATGCCGCGCGAGCGGCCGCTCCACGAGAGTGCGGTGGGGGTGCCGAGGCCGGGCCACGACGCGATGACGCCCTGCATGAGCACGTCGAGCGCCGCATCGAGAGGCGCGACCATCGACCAAAGGAACTTGAAGCCGACGGTCTTTCCCTCGGTGAGCCGCGGGCGAAGCCACCACGGCAGGCCGGCGATCAGGTTGTCGCGGAGCCGGGCGCCGTTCATCCGTCCACCAGGGTCACGGCGATCGTGACGGAGTTGGTCGCGACCTCGCCGGCGTTCAGGTCCATGTCCGCGCCGCTGCCGTCGGCGTCGTAGATGCTCGAGTGCACGGCGATGACGGCCGCATCGATGCGATCCGCGTAGAGCTTGCCTTGCGTGCTCGGCGGCTTCTTCAGACCGCCGACGGGGTAGCCGCGGAAGAACTCGGAGACCGCGTTCTCGGCGAGCGCCTTCATGTCGCTCGCGCTCACGCCGGGCGCCTTCACCGCGAAGAGCGTCATCGCGCGCACGAACGCGACGTTGGTCGCCGCGTAGACGTTGCACGTCACCGAATCCGGCCGCGCGACCGCCTCGATGCTCTCGCGGACGTAGGTGAGATCCGTGGGGTCGGGCGCGCCGGACGGCGCCGCGCAGTAGACGTCGACGACCCCCGTGGAGCTCTGCGGCGAGACCTGGACACGGTTGATGTTGACGGGCGTGCCGTCCGGGCGCTTCGCGCGCGTCGCTGCGAACGCGTAGGCGCCGCGCGGCCCGGCGAGGCTGAGGGTGCCGAGCTTGTCGATGCACGCCTGGCGGAGCTCGGGGTCCGTCTCCTCGTCGAGGCCGAGGACCGAGGCGTCGTTCGTCGCGGTGACGCCGAAGAGTGACACCTCGAGCGCGTTGATCTCGCCCGGGTTCGCGTTGCTCCCCGTGCCCACCTCGACGGCGCGGATCGGGATCGTGAGCGTGACGCCGGCGCCGAGCGTGAAGCCGGCCGTGTTCACGTACGCCTTCTTCACCGTCGACGAGATCGTCTTCAGCGCGCGGAGCTGCTCGGCGCCGAAGACGTACGGCACACCGCTCGTGTTGGTGAGCGTGAGCTCGCCCGTCGCATAGGACGCGGTCTTCCGCGTGACGCCGTAGACGTAAAACGCGAGTAGCGTGAGCCACGCGCCCTTCGCCTTGTCGAGGAAGCCGCCCTCGATGACGGCGGCCATCAGCTTGGTGAGATCGCTGACGAGGCGCGCGGTGACGCGAAGGATTGTCCGGAGCGATCCGCCCTTCCGCCACGAGCGCGCCGGCACGGAGAGCGTCTCGAGGTTCGCGAGGAACTTCTCGAGGACCTCCTCCTCGGTGAGCGGCTTGATCAGCTCGTCGAGCGGGATCATGCGATCTTCCCTCGGGCGGCGGCGAGGTCGAGATCGAGGTTGAGTTGCTTGCCGTTCACCTGGATCACGACCTCGAACTCACGCGAGGACGCGGAGACGTCCTTGCGGGTCGCGCGCGCCGCGTCGACGCGGTTGTCTCGGGAGAGCTCCGCTTCGATCTGCGGGCCGAGCGCAGCGTCCTCGATGCCGTTCAGGCGATCGCGGAGTCCGAGCCCGCGCTCCGGATCGTCGAGGTTCGAGCCGGGCACCTCGTACACGCGATGCACGAGGTCCTGCTCGAGCTCGTCGAGCGGGTCGTCGAGCTCGCGCCCGAAGAGGTCCAGATCATCGAAGCAGAGGACGTCGGCCATCGGTTACCGGGTGAGGAGGACGGTGGAGGGGAGTGGCGGCGGCGCGCTCACGCTGCCCGGTGCGAGGCCGTTCAGCGCGCTCGCGACCTGGGCGAACCAGAGCGCGGCGCCCGGCGGGAGCTGCGCGACCGGGTTGATCGCGGCGAGCCCGCCGGCGCGGATCAGCACGGCGTCGAGGCCGAGCTCGAGCGGCGGGGCCTGCGAGTCCCAGTGCGCGACGACCGGCCGCGAGTTGTCGCCTTCGAGGAAGACGACGGCGACCTCCGTGCCCGGGACGGGCTTCGCCGAGAGGCCGCTCATCCCGGGCCAGTACTCGGCGGCGATGATCGGCGGCGCCTCGCCGAGGAACTCGACGGGCTGCAGGAGGTACTTCCCGTCCGGAGGAGGCGTCTGCCCCACGACGATGTAGCGGCGCGACTTCAGGTTCTGCACGCCCGCGAGCTCGCGGACGAGGCTCCCGAGGACGGAGGTGATGCGGCCGGAGGCGCTGCCCGTCACCGACGAGCACCAGGCCGTCGCCCGTCCGCCGTTCGCGTCGAAGGTGTGCTCGACGTCCCGCACGATCGCCGCGGTGAGACCGCGCAGCGGCGACGTGATGATCATGCCCGGCGTGACGAGGGTCTCGGAGGCGATCTCCGCGCGCTGCTCGCGAGGGTCCCACTCGAGGATCTCGAGGTCCGGTGCGGGGAACGGGATCCGCGGGCCGACGATCGTGATCCCGAGCTCGTTGACGTACCAGTCGAGGCCGGCGAGAACGCGCGACGCCGGGCCTGCGAGGCGCGCGTAGTCGGTGCCGAGGAGCTTGGGCACGACCTGGACGCACTGCTCCCCGACCTCCGCGGCCGTCTGCGCGAGGACGACGTTCGACAGGATGCCGATCGGGTTCTTGTAGTGGAACGCGAGGACGTTCTTCTCCCAGCCGCCCATGCCACCGAGCACGCGGATCTTGGCGCGGTCGAGGAAGCGGCCGGACGCCTTGTCGTCGACGATGCCGCGCATGGGCGCGGTGAGCCCGATGACGATGATCGCGGGCCCCACCGGTGCGACGGGGAGCTCGAGGCCCATGTCGATCTCGGCGTGCCACACGCCCTGCCACGGCATGACGAAGCGCGACGCGAGCGCGGGCTGCCCGTTGACGGTGACGACGGCGTTCAGAACCCACCTCCCGTCGAGGTGGCCGCGGATAGCGCAGTGATCGAGGCCTGGAGCTTCAGCTCGAGCGCGTCGCCGGCGGTCGGCGGCGCCTTGCTCGTGGCGGGGATCGCGGGGAGCGGCTTCGTGATGATCGGCTTGGGCGCGCGATACTCGAGGAACGAGATCGTGCAGGTCTCCATCCCGTCGTCGTCCTGCTCGAAGCCGGTCACGTCCTCGATGACGACGTCCGTGATGTTCAGCGGCGGGAGCTGCAGGCGCGGGTGATAGATGCCGAGCTTCTTCGCCGGCGTGAACGCGATCGGCCGCATGAGATGCGTCCGCGCGAAGATCTGCCAGTCGAGGAAGTGCAGCTCGAGCCAGAGGCTGATATCGACGTCGAACTTTGCGAGGCCTTCGCCCGTGTAGATGACGAACGCGCCGGACTGCCCGCCGCCCTTCTGCACGTCCCAGCCGCGCGGCGTGCCCGGCTTGCGGAACGTCGCGAGCCCCGGCGACTTCAGCGGGATGCCGCCGATGCTGCTGAGGATGATCGAGTTCGAGTCGTTCGGGATCGTCATGTGCCCGGCACCGCGGGGAAGGAAGGCGTCACGCGCGGGATGCCGAGCTCGGCGGCGAGCTCGTCGAACGCGCGCTGCAGCTCGGCGCGCACCGCGGGCCGGATCGCCTTGGCGATCGAGGAGGCGTCGTCGCCGGCGCCCGTCACGGTGAGATTGAAGACCGGCGCGTAGACGAGACCTCCGCCGGCGCGGCCGCCTCCTCCGCCGCCGCCGGCCGGGAGCGACGGGCGGATCATCCGCTGCACGGCGTCGTTCGCTTCGTCGGCGCCCTCGTCGATGCCGGCCGCGGTGCCGGCAGGGATCTGCTTTCCCTCGCGGCGGAACGCGTCCGACGGGGAGTGGATCTCGAGCTTCGCCTTGAAGGCGTTCTTCAGGTCGTCACCGAGCCCGGTGATCGCGCCGATGGCCGCGTTGCCGCCTGCCTTGATGCCGTCGCGGATGCCTTCGACGATCGCGCGGCCGGTGGCCTTCCAGTCGACGCCTCGGATCTTGCCGTCGGCCCATACGACGAGGTCGTAGAGACCGCTGAACACCTCCCACACCTTCGCGCCGAAGTAGATGAACGGCGCGAGCGCGAGCCCGATCGCGGCCGCGAGGACGGCGACACCGATCGCGACGGCGACGACTGCCTTCCGCCCGAAGTCGAAGGCTGCGGTGACGAGGTCGACCTTCCCGAGGAGGTCCTTGCCGAACGTTCCCTCGAAGGACTTCTTCAGCTTCAGCAGGCCGAGGATCACGTTGATGGTCCCCACCGTCATGCCGATGATGAGCGCGCGGACGAGCGGCAGCGACGCGACGAGCGCCTTCACGAGGCCGTTGCCGAGGAGCGTGACGATCTGCTTCAGCGCCGCGCCCGTGACGGTGGAATCGTCGAAGAGCGCGAGGAGGCGCTGCAGGCCAGTGCCGAGCTTCTCGAGGCCGACGTCCTTCGCGAGGCTCGCGAGGCGCTCCTTGAACTTCTCGGCGAGCACGTTCAGGTCGGAGAGGCGACGCAGGTTGATGCCCGCGAACTTCTCCTCGACGGCGCCGCGGAGCGCCTTCGCGCCAGCCTCGAGCGAGACGCGCCCGCTGAGGAGCGCGCGCTTCGCGTCGTTCACGCCGACGTTCATGCTCTTCGAGAGCGACTTCGCGATGTCATCGAAGCCGACGCCCGTCCCCTGGAGCTCGAGCGGGTTCAGGACGAAGCGTTGCGTGAGCCGTCCGCGCTCGACGAGCGAGCGGAGCGTCGCCGCCGCGCCGGCGCCCACGGCCGCGTCGGCCTGGGCGACCGCGTTGAGAGTGTCGATCAGCGTCTGCCCGCCGACACCGGCGAGCGCGAGGCTGTTCGTCATCTCGTTCAGCGCGGTCTTGCTCGTGTGGACCTTGCGCGAGAGCTGCTCGATGTGGTCGCCGAGGCGCTCGGCGTTGACCATGCCGCCGTAGGCGGCCTCGCGCATGAGCCCGGCGGTGCGCGCGGCGTTCGCCGCGCCGAGGACGAACTTGGCGAAGCTGAATGCGGCGGCGCCGGCGGCCGCGGTGACGGCGACGAGGGCCGCGACGAGTCCCGCCGCTGCGAGCGCGGCGAGGTTCATCGCGCCGCCGCCGCCACCCATGATCTCCTTGAGCTGTTCCATGCGGCCCTTGAGAGACGCGACGGGGCCGCCCGCGGCCGATACCGCGGCGGAGAGGCCCTTCGTCCGGTCCTTGAGCTCGTCGATGGTCTTGGGCGCGAGCTTCTTCTGCAGGTCCCCTTGGTCGGCGCCGAGCTTCTTCGCCTTCGCGGAGAGCTGGTCGTAGCTCGTGCCCGCCTTGAGCATGCCGAGCTGGGCGGCGCTGATGGCCTGGCGCTCCGCTTCGATCTTCGCCTTGAGCTGCTCCTTGGCGGCCTTGACCTCGTCGGTCGAGCCGCGGAGACGCCGGTTTGCACCGGCCATCTCCTTGAGCGCTTGCTCGCCGGCCTGGACGCGGGCACGGAGCTGCTCGAGCGCGTCGGATGCTTCGACGGCGTTCGTCTCGACCGGCACGCCGATCGGGAAACTCAGCTTCTCGTTGCCCGTCGCCACGTCGTCGTCTCCGTCAGCCGCTCAGGGCTTGTGCGATGGCCGCGAGGGTCGCGGCGGTTTCCTTCGTGCTCTTGTGAGCCTCGACGATGAGCAGCGCGCCGGCGCGCGCGCGGAGGTACTCCTCGTGCGCGAAGCGGCGTGCGATCTCTCGGTCGCGCGCGCGCTGCTCGGGGTCGCGGTCGCCCTCTTCGTCGCCGAGGTCCGGGGTCTGCGGGTGGTAGAGCGCTGCGATGCACTCCGCCGCGTGCCAGGGCTTCTGGCGCGCCTCGTGGAAGAGGGTCAGAATTTTCCCGCGTCGTCCTTGTGCCTCGCGCCGTAGAGCGTCGCGAGCGCGTGCGCGACGCGCGCGGGAACGTCCGGCCGCTGCATGGCGATCTCGCGATACTTCTCCTTCGCCGGGTGGACGACGCACGGATCGACGAACTCGTGCACGTCGACGTCGGTGACCTTGGAGGCCGTGAACCGCGTGTAGAGCACGCCCTCGCCGAGTCGCACGACGATCGGGCCGTCGATGGTCTCGACGATCTCGAACTGCGATCCGCGCGGACCGATCTCGGCCTCGAACCGGACCTCGAGCTCGAGGACCTCGAGCTCGCGCGCCTTGGCGGCGGCGGCGCGGCTCTGCTCGATGCGTCGCTTCGCGTCGCGGAGCTCCTGGAGCTTCTGCTCGTGCGTCTTCTCTTCGGGCTTCTCTTCGGGGTGGCTCACGGGATGCTCCTCACCAGCGACCAGAGGCGCTGGCCGTTGCGGGTGAATGCGAGCGGCTGGATCGCGATGTCCGTGACGAGCTCGTCGGTGCCCTCCGACTGGGCGTCCTTCACGCCGACGATGTAACAGCCGGTCGCGACGACGGTGATCGGGAGGCTCCCAATCACGGGCTCGATGTACTGCGCGAAGAACGTGAACTCCGCGTCGCCGTACGAGCCGAGGCCGAACGGGAAGAGGATGAGGCACAGCTTCTGGAAGCTGTCGCGCAGCATGCGGATGTTGAGCGGTCCGGGCTCGTACTTGCCGCTCGTGATGCCGATCGGCGTGCCCGACCGGTTGGAGCCGTAGACGAGCTTCCTCGTCCGCTTCTCCTCGTAGTCGACCGACTGCAGGCCGACGAAGGGGATCATGTTGAACGCCCACCGGCACGAGGTCCAAGAGTGGGTGATGGGGCTGATTCGGATCAGGTCAGTCATGGCGGTGCTGCTTCCTCATCACTCCGGCTTCGCGGAGATCTTGCGGACGAACTTCGCGACGGTTTTGAACTCGTTGATGTAGACAAGCGGCGCGAGCTCGACTTCGCCGCTCACCGCTGCGCCCGCGTTCGACGAGAGATCGTCGTCGCGCGAGAGGAGGAAGCCGACGCCGCTGGCGTGGCGGTCGCGCATGATGCGCGCCTCGATGGCGTCGTCGACGGCGCTTTCGATGAGGGACGCGTCGCCCTCCTCGATGCGCGCCTTCGCGTTCTTCTGCACGCCGATGTTCAGGCGCTTCTGGAGGAGCTGCTGCGCGGTCTCGCACGCGGCGTTCATGACGCGCGCGTGCGGCAGGAGCTGGTAGTCCGAGCCGTTCGGCGAGAAGAGACGCGTCCGGTTGATGAACGTCCCCGTCTCGCCAGCGATCGTGCGGAGCGTGATGAAGCGCGAGTCGTCGAGGCCCGGGTTTGCCTCCTCGTTGTGGTCGCGCGGGTTGCCTTGCGCGTCGGTGATCGCGAGGTTCGCGATGGGACCGAGCGCGACGTAGGCGGGCTCCACGGAGATCGCGATCGCCATGGCTCGCGCAGCCGCAAAGAGCGCCGTCGGGCGCTTGAGGACGAGGCTCCGAATCGGGGAAGGGATGTACCCGCCGTCCGCCCCGAGCCCGATATCGATGCTCGAGGACGCGCCGAACGCGGTGTCCATCGCCGTCTTGAAGGCGCTTTCGGCCTCGCCCGAGGTCATGAACCGCGTGTTCATGTAGCCGTGCTTGAACTTGCCTTCGGCGTTGCGCGCCGAGAGCCACGTTGCGAGCGACGCGAAGTTCGTCGCGTCGGCCGCGTCGGCCGCCAGGAGCACGGCCTCGTAGCTGTACTGCGAGACGCGCAGCGCCTCGAGCGCGAGCAGGATGTCTGCGTTCGTCATCTTCGCGGCGCTCGCCTGCACGGCCTCGGTCTGGTTCGCGAGGATGGTGCCCGCGGCGAGGTTCAGCGTGACGCCGCTGTCAGGGATCGTGAGCGAGTTGGCCGCCCCGAGCGCCTTGGTCCCCGAGAACGTCGTGCCGCCGTCGAGGCTCTCCTGATAGGTGATGCCCGCGACGCCGATCGTGCCGCCCGTGAGGAACTTCACCACGACGGGGTAGTCATCGAGCGGCGTACCGCTCGCCGTGACGACCGACGTACCGGCGCCGGTATGCGTGACCGTGCCGAACGCTGCCGCGGTGCTCGCCTGCCCGCGGATGAGGACGACGGGCTTCTTGCTGATGGACATCACGATGGCCGCGAACTCGACCAGCTTGCCGTGCCCGAACTGCGCGAGCGCGCGGCGGTCGGACGTGTGCCCCGCGGGTTGGTTCACGGTGCCCTGCTGCGAGGGCGCGATGATCGCGAGCACGCCGTCCGGCGCGTCGCGGACGACGCCCGTGTTGCCGTCCGCCTTCGTAATTCCTGCCTTGGGGATCATTTGCCTTCCTTCACTTCAGGTCCGGGTTCTTCGTCACGGCGGCGGCGGTCGGGAACGCGAGCTCCACGACTTCGTCGAAGATGGGGAACGTGAACGTCATGGCGACGACGAGCTCGCGGCCGAACGCGCGCTCGAGCGCGGGACGCATCCACTTCGCGCCGCCGAATTGTGTGTTGGGATGCGGGGCGAAGCGTCGGATCGCGCGCCGCGTTCTCTCGTAGAGGTCGACCGTGGCCTCGTACTGCGCGCGCTCGTCCTCCGGCTTCGTCGGGTCTTGCGCCCAGACGCTGACCATCACCAGCCGTTGCCAGTCGGCGATCGGCGTCGCGTACGCGACGACGGTGCCGGTGGGGTCCTTGATCTCGTACTGGCCGACGACCTTCGGTTGCGTGAACGTGCCGCCGTTGCCGCTCTCGTCGCTCGGCGTGAAGCAGACGCGGTTCGCGCCGCCGGGGCCCTGGTTCGTCTGCTTCGCGCTTTCCTTCCAGCCGATGACGGTGTTCGCCGTCACGCCGTGATTGGCGAAGTAGGCGGTAACGGCGTCGGCGAGCAGCCCGAGCCCGTCGCGGAGTGCGTAGGTCCGCTCCGTCATGACCCACCTCGCAGCGCGCGCTCGAGCACGCGTCGCGCCGCGTCCCGGATCGGGGCCGCGATGTTCTCGGGGATGCCCGCGCCGCCGTCCGGGAGGATGCGTCGCTCGGGCGCGCCCTTGCCGAGGTGGTGGTAGACGTACGCGCCCGTCAGGACGAGCTCGATGATGGCGCCGCGGGCCGTGGCGGTGATCGCGCTAGCGGCCTTCGCGAGCGCGGGCGCGCCGTCCTTGCGAGGCGACCACGTCCGACCTTCCGGATCGGTGCCCGCCGCGGCCGTCGCCTTCGCCGCCGCCTCGACGCCAGGCGCCGCCTCGGCCGCGATCGCCGCGGGCGCGCCGGCGCCGATGGAGCGGAGCCGTGCGATGAGCGCGCGGAGCTCGGCGTCAGCTCCGCCCATTGAGCGCCTCCGCCTGCTTGTCGATCCAGTCGTATGGGCTCGGTTCCGAGTACGCGAGCGGCACGCCGCGCGTGACCGCGTTCGTGGGCGCGTCCTCGCGGAGCGGGAGCTCGAAGAGTCCGGTCTCGGCGTTCGCGGCCGCCTCGAGCTCCTCGAGCGCGAGGTCGCGGTCCGAGACGATCTGCGCGAACTGGGCGTCGCTCGGGTTCGCGCCGCGCTTCTGGTACGCATCGACCGTGACGATCGCCGTCACCCAGCCGAGGACGATCTCCGCGACGGGCGCGACGAACGGAACGGCGTATCGCTTGCGAAGCTTCGCGTCGATCCGGCTCGTCGCGATGCGGAGCCGCGAGAGAAGGAACCCCGGGGCCCGCTCCTCGAGATAGTCGACGTCCTCGGGCGGCATGACCGTCCGGGCGCGAAACGTCGAAACGTCGAGATACGGGTCCACGGAAAAGGCTCCTCGCGCGCACGCGAGCCCGCGCTGTGCGCGCGAGCTCGTGGGCGGCGTGTTGGGGTTGCTGCGGTCAGCGAGCGATCAGGTCGGCTCGACGCGGAAGCAGAGGTACGGGTGCCCGTACGCGCCGGCGTTGCGGCCGTCGAAGCTCCACTCGAACTCCTTGCGGCGCTGGAGCTCGGCCTGCGTCTCCGGCTGGTAGGTCGACATGACGTAGGGCGCCCGGTCCTGGAAGATGAACGGGCCGCCCTCGCCGGGGAGCATCTCGCAGAAGATGTAGTAGACGCCGGCCTCGGTGAGCTCCGTCGCGATCACGGGCTCGATGCCGTAGCGCGTGAGGACGTTCTCGTTCGTGCCGTTGCCGCTGCCGTAGGTCTTCGTGTCGAGGACCTCGAAGAGGCGCTTCATGAGGTCCGCGCCGCCCAGCGCGTACTTCGGCACGAGGTTGCGAGGCTTGCCGTTGGGCTGCTTGAGCCCGCGGATCGTCGCGCAGACCGCCGCGAAGTTCTGGATCGCCGTGTTGAGCGCCGCGGCGTTCGTCTCGTCGATCGGCTTCGCCGTGATGAGGTTCGAGTAGTTGCCGGCGCCGGCGTCGTACGGGTTGATGGGGTGCGTGGCGGAGAAGAAGTTCACCCCGTCGTAGCCCTTCGTCGTCTTCCCAGCCGCGATGAGCTGGAAGAGCAGGTCCTGCGGCCAGTACGCCGAGTGCCCGCCGATCTGGCGCGACCAGCTCGCCGCGTAGTCGAGCGCCGGCATGCCCTTCATCATGCCGCTCGCCATCATGTTGTCTTCGATCTCGTTGCGCGTGAGCCGGAGGCCCGCGCCCGAGTTCTCGTTGACGATGGTGAAGAAGTTCGCGGCGATGTCGTCGTAACGCTTGTTACCGCCCTGATTCTCCTTCGTGATCCTCGCCGTCTCGAGCAGGTAGAAGAAGAGCTCCTGCCCGGTCTGCGATTGCTTCACGTCCATGAAGCGATCCCAGCAGAGGTTCTTCTGCATGCGCGCCCAGGCGTCCTGGATGAGGGTCTGCACGTTCGTCTCGAACGTCGCGACCCAGCTCGGAGTGACCTTCATGTTGCTTCTCTTCTTCCTTCTTCGTCAGGTCAGAGGACGACGAGCTGTCCGCGCGGGACGACGACGCCCGTGCCGCCCTTGCTGATGGTGATGGTGAGGAGGTCGCCGGGGACGAACGACCCGTTGGTGATCGCGCCGAGATCGACGGCCTGGTTGGCGAGCCAGTTTCCGTTCGCGACCGTCGTCGTGCGCGCCGCGACTTGCTGGGCCGCGCCGCCGGCGCCGTCGCGCTTCTGCACGAGCAGCGTCGCGTTGTTCGTGTTGTCGCCGGTGAGCGCCGCCGACGGGATGTAGAGCAGCTTGGCGGCCGCTCGCGGTGCCTGCACGCGGCCGAAGATCGTCTCCGACGTTGCGGTGTTCGCCGCGCCGTCGTCCGCCGCCTTGTTCCACTCCGCGATCGGACGACCGATGAGTCCGAACTCCGCCTGCGCGACCTCCACCCAGACGCCTTCGCTCGTGACGTCGTAGACGACGCCGCCGCGCGACGCGCCGAACGCGGCGCCCGAGACAGTCTGATCGTCGAGCACGTAGCAGGCCTGCTCGCGATCGGCGACGACGACGGGGGTGCCGCCGTCGTTCGCCATCAGGAAGAGGTGCCGCTCGTGGAAGAAGTGAATCTCGGCGCTGAGGTCACCCGCGGCGCCGGCCGTGTTGTCCACGGTCTCCATGAAGCGGCCGACGGGGACGACGGAGCCGCTCGTGAGACCCTGGCGGTAGAAGCCGCGACCCGTGCCGCCGACGATGGCGCACGCGAGCGCGCCCTTCCAAACCTTCACGCCCGCGGCGAGCGGGCGCTTGTCACGCGTGACCTCGCGGATGGAGGAAACGCGCTCCCTGGCGAGTGCGGTCATGGATCAGCCCTGTCCCTTCTGGAGGCCCGTGCGGAAGTCGCTCGGGCGTTGCGTGTGGAGCACGAGGCGGCCGTGCTCGTCCTTCGTCGGACCCGCCGCCGCCTTGGGGGTGAGCCCCATCGCGCGGTCCATCTCGTCTCGGTCGCTGCCTTCGAGCAGCGCCGGACCCGTCGCCGTCGGCGCCGGGCTCTTGTCGCGCGGCGCCGACGTCTTCGGCATCGTCGCGAGGAAGCTCTTCACGACCTCGGCGCTCTGACCGCTGCACCACGTGCGCACGGCCTCCGGGAGGTCCTTGCGGCCGTCGAGGAGCTTGTCGATCTCGAGCTTCTCGATGCGCCGGTTCGCCTTGACGAGCTCGTCGGCCATCGCGAGCGCCGCGGCGTCGCCCGGCTTGTGCGCGTGCGCCTTGGTCTCGGTCTTCTCTTCCTCGCCCTTCTTCGAGTCCGGCGGAGCGTCCTCGGCGCTCTTCTCTTCCTTCTTCGACTCGGGCGGCGCCTCCTCGGCGTCCTTCTTCTTCTCGTCGTCGTCGCCGTCCTCGGCGCACTTCTCCGCGTACGAGCGCGCGGCCTCGAGAGACTTCTTGTCTTCGTCCGGCGCGCTGGCGGCCAGAGCGGCGAGGGCTGCGAGAAGCGTTGCTTTCTTCACGGGAGGAACTCCTGCTGTGCACGTCCTCGCTGCGAGGCTCGGCAGTTGGTGGGTCTTCGGATTGATGCAAAGTGCAAGGTTGATGTACGAGACGACCTCGCCCGCCTTGTTGGTGACGAAAGCGGGAGAGAAGAAGCGCCAGCGCGGCGGTTGCTCTTCGAGTCCGGCGCGCGCGTCGGCGCACCAGTCGAGGCCCACGGCCCAGAGCTCGGGTTCGCCGCCGGCGCCGACGCGCGCTTGCAGCGCGTGCCATCCCGCGGCGCGGCCGCTCTCGGCGGGGCGGTCCTGCGTGAGCGAGAGGTGATCGAAGTCGATCGAGTAGACGCGGCCGCGTGCGGCCTGCTCCTCCATGAGTAGGCGCGCGCTCTCGCGCGTGAAGTAGATCGCGCCGTCGTCCGATAGGTTCTCGCCCGCTGCCCAGATGCGGAACGCCGACGGGGCGGCGCCGGGCGCGGAGCGCTCGACGAGCTGCCCGTCGCCGTCGACGGGGATGATCACGCTATGCGTGCGCGTCTTCAGGCTCACGCGGCTGCCTTTCCGCCCGGCAGGGCCGTGAGCGGCGTCGCCGGCGCCGGCTGCTCCTTGATCGCCTGCTCGAGGTCCTCGACGGGGACCTGATAGCGGCGCGCGAGCTCCTCGATGTT